TCACAGCCGCTTGCCCTTGCTTCTGCTACGGGAACTAGTGTGACAACAACAAACTATTTCAGTGAATACTGTTATGACGCTCTCTTTGCTGGTTGCATGGTAGAAGCAACTATATTTATGAAAGATTGGAATACTCTTCCTGTTTTTCAACAACAGTATCAGATTGCAATAGATCAACTTAGAAATCAAGCAAGGCGTACTAGACAGGATGACATGGCAGTTGCTGGCTCTCCTGCTGGTGGACCTAACCCAGTTATACAAGGAGCATCATAATGTCAGCACCAGCAGCAAAATTAGCAGGAAAATTATTTGGTAAAACTACAAAACCTAGAACAGGTGGAAGACGTAGAAAAAAAATAAAGCGTAGTCCAGAAGCTGTAGCTAAAAAAATTCAAAGAGAAAAAGCTGTTGATCTTGGAACTCCTGCTGGAGTTGATGAAACAAAAGTTTTAAAAGGTCAGTCTCAAGCAACTGATCAAGCAGATATGGTTAGAGTTGGTAGGGCTGAAGTAGGAAAGCGAAGTAAAGGTATTAGTAAAGAATATAAAGCTACAGAAAAAAGATTAGAAAAACTTCAAACTGATTTAAAACAAGCAAAAGCTTTCCTGAAAGGTGCTGCTGATGACCAGCAAAAAAAGACACTTTCTGCAAAAGTTTCTAAAATAACTGAACAAGTTCAAATACAAAAAAATAAACTAGCAGATATGGAAAAGAAAAACCTTATAAGACGTAAGGGCGGCGGCTCTCTTAAACCTGTGGATGCTGAGAAAAACCCCGGTCTTGCTAAACTTCCCACACCTGTTCGTAACAAAATGGGTTATGCTCAAGGTGGTGGAAAAGTAGGTAAAGTTATTAAAGCTAACATGTCTGGAGATGATTTAGTACGAAGCTGCTATGACTAACCGTTCTAGTATAAGAAAACAAGTTACTCGCCCCGGCAAGGTAAAAAAAGTAATGGGTGAGTACAAGCGGGGCAAACTTAAAAGTAGCTCTGGTAAAAAAGTTAAAAGTCGTAAACAAGCCATAGCTATCGCACTTAGCGAAGCAGGGCGCAAGAAACGCAAAAGGAGAAAATAAATGCCGGGACCACATACACTTATCAAACGGCCACATAACCTTGACGAGATCGTAGGTCGTCCTACTGGTCAAGGCTATGGTGCTGCACGTAAAGGACCGCAAGTAAAAGGACCGCCTCAAGATGTTGTAGTTGACGAAGACTACGATGAGGGCAAAGCTTTTAAAGTTGAAAGTTAAGCTATGACTTCAGCAGAAAGACGTAAACTTTTAGAGAGACGAAAAACTTTGCAAACACGCAAAAGAATTGCTGGAGATAAATTTCCTGCGTCTGCTCAAAATGAATTAGATAAAATAAAACGACAAATTAAAGAAGAACGTGATGTTCGTCTACAAAGAACTAATCTACGTCCTAAACCTAAAAGTAAAAAATTAAATGTAGACACAAGTGATGTTACTCTTCCTAAATCTAAATCAGGAGTATCACGCTTACGCATGAGAAAAAGAGCAGAAAGAGATGAGCTTATTCCAAAAGGTGCCACAGGACCACAACCTAGAAGAAGTGATGCTCCTATTTTAGCACCCCGTCCTAAAAGAAAACCACCCGCACCTAAAAAACAAGCACTACCTGCACCTGCAATGATGTTTGATGCTAAATCACAGCAAACAACACCTGATGTTGGTGCTATGAGTCAAGGTATAGAAAAAGTTAAGAAGGCTAAGAAAAAATCTGTTGGCGGTGGTCGTGGTACAATGGCTGGCAACAAAGGCTTTGAGACAATGAAAGAATATTTTGCTGATGACATGTCTGGCCGTAAGTCTAGAGTTAAAACACCATTTGGAACAATCACTATAGATAGCTCTGATAAAGGTATGGCTTTTGAAGAATATGATGCTAAGTTTGGTGGACCAGTAATGCCTAAAGTAGCCAAAGAAAAAAGCCGTAAAGGAAAACGAGCAGCTATTCGTGGTCGTCGTGCAGAAATGAAAGGATCATAAAATGAGTGCTGCTGCTGCTAAAGTTGTATCTAAACTAGTTAAACCAAAAGCAAAAGGTAAGGGAGGTCGTAAACGTAAAAGGCGTGGGCCAGCCCCTGCAACTGAACAGCAAAAGAATGCTGCTAAAGTTTTAGGTATGTCAATCAAGGAAATAAAAAAATTATCTCCTTCTGAACTAAAAGCAAAACTTAAAGCAGCTAAACCTGAAAAGAAAAAAGAAGATAAAGTAAAAAGAACTCCTGCTCAAAATAAAGAACTTGCAAAATTAAAACGTGAGCAAGAAAGAGATATGAGAGAGGAGTCTTCAAATATTCTTCCTAGACGCCGTGCTACTGGACCTAAAGGACAAGAAGTTCAACAAGGACCACTTCTTTCAAAAATTCCTGCTCCAACTAAAAAAGAAATGTCACCAGCTACCCGCAGACGTTTAGGCATGTCTGGTATGCTTAAAAGTGGTGAGTATGCTCCTCCAGCCAGTGTGGTAGCTGAAGAAATGGGATTGGGTAGTAGAGGTCGTGCCAAGATGCCCACTGGTGAAGAGCTTGATGAGCTTATTGCTTCTGGCTTTGAAATTAAAAAAGGTGGTGGTAAAGTAAAACGCCGTATGGGTGGAAAGGTAAGAGGTTTCGGAAAGGCGCTTCGTGGTTACTAAAGAGTTTCTCAAGAGATACAATAAGTCTCTAGAAGAGGGATATGACGACTATAGTCTTATTGACTTCTCAGGAACTAAACCAGATAAGAATGACTATGAAGACTTTCAAGAGTATATCAACGATCTATGTAAATATTTAAAAAACAAATTTAGGTACACACATGGCAGTAAAGCGAAAAAGAAAGCCTAGTAATATGAAAGGCATTACTATTGGTCGGGGCATGAAGCGTCCTACCAAGGCTGGTGCTGGCATGACTAAAAAAGGTGTAGCTAAATATCGTAGACAGAACCCCGGTTCTAAACTACAAACTGCCGTAACAGAAAGAAAACCAAGGACTAAAGCAAGGGCCGCAAGACGTAAATCATTTTGTGCAAGATCAGCGGGACAAATGAAGAAGTTTCCAAAGGCTGCACGTAACCCTAACAGTCGGCTCCGACAAGCTCGTAGACGATGGAGATGCTAACAAATAAATGTCCTATTTAATTTCTAATATCCCACACTTTAAGTGTTGGGTGCGTAAAGAGTTTACTAGTAACCATGAAGATTATGAAGGAGAATATTTACATGCACTAGCATTTGCAGTAAATACTGTACCAGATAGATCGTTAAGTTTTCAGGTAGTATTTACTGGATGTGATGAAGAAGAAAATATACATGGCGGTGCAATGTGGGCCAGAATGCCAATAGCTGCTTTGATTGCAGATACAGAATTGGATGAGTGGCCTGAACTAATGCCAACACATTTTGCACAACCGTGGGACTGTTCTTCTAGAAACCATGCTGTAGTTGTTCTTGATAGAGTATCTTCAAGTCCTTGGATATGTAAAATAAATGGAGAGTTCTACACAGGTCGTTATATGTTTACCATAGATTATACTGATAGTTATATTTCAGATGATCCTGCACAGCATAAACAATCACATGTGCTAGAACTCATAGATGCAGATGAATTTACAGGTAACATTGTGGCGTTACCTAATAACAGAGTTAGAGTAACTAACCCTGCTTTGTGGGTCACAGGTGAAGGTGCGCCAGACTTTGCACCAAGTCAATACATACACTCAGCAGAAATAGATAACAGTTATATGAACCCTAATATTACTTTTAACAATCTATATGCAGAGGAGATTGAAGATGATGAAGAGGACGAAGAATAGGTCCAAAGGTGGCGTAGTTCGTCGCATGGGCGGTGGTAAAACTACTAAATATAAATCCAGAGGCGGCACTGTTCGGCGCATGGGTGGTGGTAAAACTACCAAGTACAAGTCCAAAGGTGGAACAGTTCGTCGAATGGGTGGTGGCAAAGCTACTAAATATAAATCTAAAGGTGGAACAGTTCGCCGGATGCGTGGTGGTAAAGCTACTAAATATCGTTCTCGTGGTGGCCGTGCAAGGTAATGCGTAAAAAACGTGATCCTAAAGTTGGTACAGGAAAAAAGCCTAAAGGTTCTGGACGCAGACTTTATACTGATGAGAATCCAAAAGATACAGTTAGTATAAAGTTTGCTACTCCAGCAGATGCTAGGTCTACAGTGGCAAAGGTTAAACGAATAAATAAACCTTATGCTCGTAAGATACAGATACTAACTGTGGGAGAACAACGTGCCAAAGTTATGGGTAAAACTCAAGTAGCTTCTATATTTAAAAAAGGTAAAGAAGCTATACGAAAAGCAAGAGGTAAAAATGGCAGTAAAAAGAAAACGTAAGACTACAG